GGTTGATCCTATGGCGGCGGCAGAAAACTTCATTAATGCTGAAAAAGGCGTAGCTGACGCAGCGGCAGCACTCACGGGAGCCCGCGATATTTTGGCCGAGCGCATCAGTTTGGATCCTGGCTTACGCGAGACACTGCGTGAGTTCATGTCCTCTCGCGGCGAGTTGGTCTCCAAGCGGGTGGAACTGGGTGGCGATCAGCCTGCTGATGCCGATGTCCAGAGTGCGAAATTCAAAGATTATTTCGAATTTCGAGAGGCACTTTCAAAGATTCCTTCCCATCGCGTGCTTGCTGTGCTTCGCGGTCGCCGTGAGGGTGTTTTGGCTGTCTCTGTCGAACTCACTCCCGATGAAGAGTTGCAGAACCCGCATCCGGCAGAGTCGCTTATCGCGAAGCATTATGGGATTGAGCGAACTGGTCGGTTGGCCGATGACTGGCTTCTTTCCGTCTGTCGTTGGGCATGGCGCGTGAAGTTGCGTCTCTCTATTGAAACCGATCTCCTTGAAGAGATTCGTGAGCGAGCCGAAGAAACGGCTATAGGAGTCTTCGGAGAAAACTTACGTGATTTGTTATTGGCTGCTCCTGCCGGGCATTATGCGGTGCTTGGTCTGGATCCAGGCTTTCGGACTGGGGTAAAGACTGCAGTGATCGACTCAACAGGTCGAGTGCTCGCACATGATGTATTGATGATGCATACATCGACAGCCCAAAAGCAGCGGGCTGAGGCACAGCTGATTGACTTATGCCGGAAATACAAACCTGCGTTTATTGCTATCGGCAATGGGACGGCAAGTCGAGAAACTTCGGCCATTGTGGGAGATGTTCTGCGTATGCATTCAGATATTGAGGCGCAGCGCGTTATGGTCAGTGAAGCAGGCGCTTCGGTTTATTCCGCTTCGGAACTCGCCACGGAAGAACTGCCAAATCTTGATGTAAGTTACCGCGGAGCGGTGTCTATCGCACGCAGACTGCAAGATCCTCTTGCTGAGTTGGTAAAAATCGATCCCAAAGCAATTGGTGTTGGTCAGTATCAGCACGATGTGGATCACCTAAAGCTAGCACGTCGTCTAGCAGCAGTGGTTGAGGACTGTGTGAACTTTGTGGGCGTTGACGTCAATACCGCAAGTCCGCAGCTTTTGTCGCATGTTGCAGGACTGACTCGCCGTGTGGCGCAGGAAATCGTTGCTTATCGCGAAAAGGAAGGAGCTTTTCCCGACCGACAAGCATTGAAGAAAGTGCCATTTCTTGGTGATGCACGCTTTCAGCAGGCTGCTGGGTTTTTGCGCATTCCGCAGGGAACAAATCCACTGGATGAAACGGGAGTGCATCCAGAGGCCTATGGACTTGTTAAGAAGATGACCAAGGCTTTGGGCTTAACGAGTGTGCAGGATTTAATGCGAAATGAAGCCGTTTTAAAACGCATTAAACCTGCGGATTTCGTTGATGAAAAATTCGGTGTTCTCACGATTCGCGACATTCTTGCCGAACTCGAAAAGCCTGCCCGCGATCCTCGAGCAGAATTTAAGACAGCATCCTTCAAGGATGATGTGCAGACGATTGATGATCTGCGTCCAGGCATGAAGCTTGAGGGTGTTGTTGCCAACGTAGCTGCTTTTGGTGCCTTTGTTGATATTGGGGTGCACGTCAACGGTTTGGTGCATGTGTCGGCACTAGCTGATCACTTCGTTAAGGATCCGCGGGAAGAAGTGCGAGTGGGGCAAGTAGTGCGCGTTGTCGTGATTGAGGTAGATCCTGCGCGTCAACGTATTGCACTCTCCATGCGTTCAGATGGCAAGGGAGGTTATACAAGTGCCTCTGCCGTCAGTCGTAAGGGAGGCTCCGGCAGAAACGATCACAGTGATCGGAATAAGAGCGGAAAAGTTGCCCAGACGGCCCTTGGAGCAGCTTTCGCTGCACTTAAGCGATAAAACGGATCCGGGGGATTAAAGGCTCGAAGTTTAGGGATAACTTCGGGCCTTTTTGCGGCATCACTAAGATTGCGGTTACTCAGACTACCGTCATGTTTTGTGACCTGTTGGGGTAGGTCATTTTTGTGTTCGTTAGGTAGGTAATTTATGCGTTCGCGTAACAAAAATGCATGAATTGCAGCGACAGTGGGGTTAGGGATAAACGCATCCATACATTGTGCATTCTCGGCAAAGCACCTGAGCGACAAAGGGATCATGTCTGCATTTCGATTCGCAGCAGCATAGAGCTCAAATGACTGGATTTTTTATGCACAAATCGCTGGAGAATTAACTGGTCTTCTCAAGCGTTTCACCGTTCGTGAGGCGCGTTCTGTAGGAGCTGCGACGGGAGGGGCCCGAGCTCAACGCATGAGAGTTCTCTCAACGGCGAGCTATTTTGGCGTCTTTTGCTGGAGCACCTACATCGACCTTTGATTTTATAGGCGATCCTTTTAGTCTTTTCTCAGCACTAGCCTTCGTTAATCCATCCAATTGTTTTAGCCGGGCGTATGCAGTTGCAAAAAACGGGAGAGACCGTGAAGAAGGCATGTCGCTGAAATAGGAAAGGCCCAAACGAGCAGTTCCGTTTGGGCCTTCAATGGAACCGGAACTCCCGGATAACAGATCCCGAACTCGTGTGATTAAGGTCAAAGATCGGATGTTTTGCTGAGCTAATCCCGTGAAAATGAACCAATAAGTTTTTACGGGATTTCTTTTTTCCGCTAAAATGCTACCTATGTTTGACTTAGGTATCTGTTTGCGGGATTGATGATGAAAAAGGCTAGCAACAAGTGGTATTTCACCAAGGAAACCAATGCCAAGGGCTTGTGCTACATCTACGCCTATCAAACGCAGTGGGATCCGGTCGCCAAGAAATCAAAACGCTCAGCCCGCAAGTATGTCGGCCGCTTAGCAGCCGATTCCGTCGTCAATATCACCGCCAAATTTCGTACTGAATTTCCTCAGTACGCCCAAGGAACCTTTTATTTCGGCCTGGATAAGACTCTGGTCGATGAGGCAGCCTATCGCCGAGATTTCCCGGACGCTCCCGGCCCTAAACCAGCGGAGGCCGAAATAGATACAGCTTTGTGGAATACCCGCAGCTTGGGGTTCACTTGGGCTTTGGAACAGTTGGCAGCGCAGTCACAGGTGCTTGAGCATCTGCGCGAGATCTTCAAAGAGGATGCCCGCAGCCTGCTCAATCTGGCGATCTACAAATTAGACGGCGGCAACTCCATGGCTGCCATGGAGGATTGGCGGGCCAGTGTGTATTTGCCGCATGGTCCTGCTCTGAAGAGCCAGCGCATCAGCGAAGTATTGAGCCGAGTTACGCCCAAGGACTTTGCGCGCTATTTCCATCTGCGGCATCAAAGCAAGATCGAAAGGATGTCCGGCACAGACTGCGTGCACTATGCGTTGGACAACACCACGATTTCGTCATATTCGGCCACCATCGCGGATGTCGCCTACGGCCATGCCAAACGTGATCCGGAATTACCGGTACTCAATTTCACCTTTGTTTGCGACCAAGATTCTGGGGACATTGTCTTCGCCCATGCCTATGAAGGCTCAATCCCTGATGTCACAGCCTTTGGAGAAATTGTTTATCGCATGAAGGATGCCGGTTTTGATTTCTCGAAAGTGATTTTGGTGACGGATCGGGGGTATCAAAGCCTAATCAACATCCAAAAGCAGATTGATCTGGAAGTGAAGTTCATACAGGGCATTCGCCTCAGCGAGGACATCGTGAAGCGCAGCTTTGACCGATATGACGCCTCGCTGCATAACCAGCGCTTTTACGACACTGGCGAACGCGTGTACGCCCATTCCACCACAGAAGCCTGGAAGCAATACACCGACTATGGATCACTCAACAAGACGCTGCATTTACATCTTTACCGCTTTCCTAAAGCCGATGAAGCTGAGATGGAAGAGCTTCGCTTACAAGTGCAGCAGGTGCTGGACTTGAAAAACGCGAACAGACAAGTACCGCCAGAAAAATGGCTGACTTATAAGCGTTTTGTTTGTGAAAGAACGACGGCGCAAGGACGCCGTTATTGGGATCGTGATGACAACGCCATTGAGGCCGCCTTACGCTATGCCGGCCGTTTTGCGATCCGAACCAACGCGGAAGCCAATCCGTTTAAAGCCTTAAGCATCTATCGGCTGCGCGGCCAAGTTGAGCAGGATTTCAATCAATTTAAAAACTGGGTCGATGGGAATCGACTGCGGTGTACGGATACGGCTTACTGGGGCAAATTGCTGGTGTGCACGCTGGCCACCTCACTGCGCATGATGGCCATTAAGGGAGCCCACGACCGTGAGCAAGGTAATCGCAAAATCCCCAATAACTCCATCGATTGTCTATTCACGATCTTGAAGCAGATTCAAGCTGACAAGCGCCGCACGGCCAACGCATGGGTGACCCGCACCATTACGAAAAAGCAGCGCGATATGCTCGCGCTGCTTGGCTTGAAACTGCCGCCTAAAACTCTCCGCTGATTTATGGATCAGTTATCCGGGAGTTCAGGTTTCAAGACTGCATAACGACAAAACCGGAAGGCCCGATGGAACCTTCCGGTTGAAATTCTGGTGGTGGGAGGAGGAGGATTCACCCACCCTCTCTCACTAGGAATTCCAGCACATCTATAAAATGTTATACCATCTGTTATACCATCCGGCGCGGCCTTAACTGGAACGCCACAGCAGAGATCATAACGCTACGAGCTATAGCACAGAAACTGGAGTGTGTGCGTCTTTTGCATACCAGTTAATCGTGAGTAGACACTAGGGCGTCGTGAACTGCGGCGTTTCTAAGAAGTAGGCTGCGACCTTCTTCGATAAGTCCGACGCTTTCTCTGAGAAGATTTTCGCATCGGGCAACTGCTGCCTGCTCAGCGTTACAGGCAGCGGCGCTGGCTTTTCGCAGACGACTTTCATATGCCCGGCGCACCCGCTCAGCATCAGCGCGAGCATCGGCAAGCTCACCGCGCAGGCCGGCAAGAGCGTCCAGCGCTTCAACCATCTTCGCATATTGCTTCCTCCCCATATCGGCACGGGCAACGGCCTCGGCTTCCCGAAGCTCCGCCGCGTCCTTTTCGTAAAGCGCCGCCGCATACTGGTACCCGCCACCGAATGCGATAGCCAGTAAAGCCACGCCAGCCGCCACACGCCTCATCACTCCTCTCCCGAGAAGAGCTTGCTTTCGGCCTGACGCCGACGAGTCAAGCCAGGCACACGCTTGCCGCCGGCACGATCACAATCCAAGAACTCGAGAGCGGCCCCCTCGATGTCGCCCGAATTGAGCTTGTAAAGAAGCTTCGGACACCCGGTGATGACGCCATAGCTTCCCAAGTTGAAGGCCAATGAGATCAATGCAATGTACTGTCCTTTCGTCACGTCGTGATTGATGTACCGAGACAAGTCATCTGCGACTTTCCTGATGTCTGACGCAAGCCACTCGTCCGCCTGAGCATCGGAAATCGTCAGACCTTCATGAACCTCAGGGCCGGTATGGCCCACACCGATCGTCCACACGCCGGCGGAACACCGATAAGCAACCAGACGCCGGCCTTCGAAATCTTCGACGCCGGCCAATCACGAAAAGCACGCTTCTCATCAATCATGGTCTTTTTCCTTTTCTACGGTTAATCCGCGTTTCGACAGCTCTTCTTCGGCGCGAGCTTCAATGCGCTCATTGAGCGTTTTGACGAGCCTACGCAGCACCGGAGGGACCGCGCCACCAAGGCCTCCGCGCTCCAGTGTCTCAATGATTGAGCCGAACTCACCTGCGGCATAGGCGCAGATGGTGATGCTTTGAAAGATTTGAAAATGGATGACGGGCGCAAAGACTTCATCAAGCCCGTGGGCAAGTGCCACGATGGCGAACATCAATGCCTTCTTCAGTACGCCCAAATAGTTTTTGTGGCTTGACCACTTGCCTTGCAGTAAAGCAACTCCGGTGCCTAGGAAAAAGTCCGCCGTTGTGAAGATGACAAGCCACCAAAGCAACGGTCCGACATCACCGAAGGCGAATGACAAGGCGCCGCCCAGCACACCGCCTGCGGTCATCATGACTCTCTCCGCTCCTTGAGGGATGAAATTTTGCAGGGTCGTCAGCATGAAAAAAGAAGAGGGGACGAGCGGATCGTCCCCTGCGTGGTTAACGATCCATTGCGAGAACCGTTCGGATGTGCTTGATGCACTCCCACGCTTCGCAGAGGTCATTGATGTCGGTGGATGTCAGGTCGTAGTGCCCGTCGCGAGCATCGTCAAGGATCTTATCGATCCTTGCCAGAAGCTCCTCTTCGGTTCGCTCGCCCTGCATCTTGCGCATATCCTTCACGTCCATGGCAATCTCCTTAATCGACCGCAAATTTCTTTGCGATTTCAAGGAGCGCGTCGATGTCCGCCTTGTCCATGATGTAGCCGCTAAGCTCCACCTTGCCGCCGGCTTTCTCAAGCGCAGCGGAGGCGGCCGCGGTTGCACGGTCCAGATCCACCTTGCCTTCTTCCGTCACGATGCCGAGCATCTTGAGCGTCGGCATGTACTGATCGACGCGAGCCGCTACGGCATCACGAATATAAGGCGAGACAAATCCGATGCCGAACTTCATGAGTCCCGTAGGCGCCTTGGGCATGACCACGGTGGTGACAAACTCCGCAACGATCGTCGGGATATGGCTGACTTCAACGAACATCTAGCGCTCCTACTGGTTACTGAGCCGTGGCCGTGCGAGCCGGATTGGATACCGTTACCTGCGTCGCACCTGCGGGACTCACCCACTCGTTATAACGCGGCATCGGCTGCGGGCAGATTGCACTGAACGGCACAACTTCCTTCGTGATGGCGTTAACGCGAGCCTTGATGGAACCGACTTCAGCCGAAAGGTTGCTGAGACCGCAGGCGCAATCGGATGCCACGCGATCAATCTTCTGCGTGATGATCTGTTCGCGCAGCTGAGCCTTTTCAGCTTCGCACTTCTGCTGTGCTTCGAGCACCGCCACGCGTTCGCGATTGGCCGCGGACTCCTGCGCAATTGGCGTGATGTAGGCATACATCTCGTCTCGAAGCGTCTTGTTGTCAGCAAGCGTCTGCTTGTAGACTGCCGCGTCCTGATTGTCGCTGTAGCGCATGGCCGTCAGTTCCGCGATCTTTGCGTCCTTTTCGGCGAGAGCGTTAAGCGCCTGGCCAAGCTGAGCGTTCTGACAACCGCCGCCCAACAGACCGCCGAGAAGGCCGCCACCGTTCCCGTTGGCGTTGAGAAGCCCCAAAGCAGTACCGGCGATACCGAGTCCAAGGCCGCTTCCTGCGACACCCTTGCTTGCGAATTCACCCATGGCAAATCCTCCATTCAAATTGCACGAAGCGTCGGCTCGAAAAGAGCTTCCTCCCCTCGTGCAAACCCAGTATCTCGCACATCAGAACTCACACGCGCACACAAAAAGCTCCCCCGAGCTTTCACCCGAGGGAGTCGTTGTTGATTTGTTTGTAGATGGGCTACGTGCTCGCCTTCGCAGGAATGAAGCCTGCGTAGACACCCAGTTCACCCTTCGCCGCTATTTGTACGGTTTCTCCTTTTCTTACGGGGACCGTCACTTTTGCTATGCCGTATGAGTGAACCGAAGTAGAGCCAGTCGTACACGACACCTCTGCCACACCCCCGCCCGCCTCACCCGCGTGAGTCTCGCCACTAACGAAAACAAACCCATCAGCAGGAGCAACGTACTCGTTCCACCATTGCTCGGCGACAACAGGGATATCGATCTTTTGACTGGACGGGAAGGCGTTCATTGCCGATGCCTTGCCGAATGCTCGGAGGTGATCCTTATTCATAAGAAGCACCTCCGAAGCAAACGTTAAGAGCCGATGTATGGGTAAAAGCGGATGTGCGCCTTGATGTTCTGAGCAGCTCCATCAATCCACGCGTACCAGTGAATCGTTTCGCCCTTTCGGCAAGGAGTCTCAAGAACCGGCCACGTCTGCCCGTAGCTCCCAACGAACCCACAGTCGAGCTGATCTCGTCGAACCGTGAGGTTGTAGTAGGCGTAGCCTTCAGCGGGCTCACACTGGATGACGAACACGCCGTCGCTCGGAGGGACGTAACTATTTGCATTGGCGTTCTCATATCCCGTCGGGAAGGAGAGATCTGTTGCAATATAGCGCCCTGCGACGACGCTCTTGTGCGATCCGCGATAGGCGTCAAGACACGAGCTAAGCAGTTTCTTAAGCATGGCACAACCCTCCAAAAGAGCTGTGCCACAGGGCTTTTAGCCCCCCTACAAGCTTAAGCATCTCAATTGTTATGTTGGTCAACCGCGCCCCATAGCATGCTACTTTTTCGCCTTTCGTGCCCTTGCAGTTTATCGAGACGGCCTCTCCGCTCGGAGACGCGCCTGTTGCACCACCGCTCAAGATAGCGGCACGAAGTTGATCCTTGATACTCATGCCGCTACCTCCATGCGAGCGTTGTTACTGGCTACCGAGAGAAGGAACGAAGTAGGCCTCCCCTCGCTTGAACCCGCCCCCCCAAAATGCGTAGTAAAGCTTCTGGCCACGGGTACAAGGTATCGTCGCTTTCCCCCACGAGGCGGCGGCGTTCGATGAAAGCTGCTGTAAGGAGTAATCGATACGGAGCTCCACCGTAACGCTAGCGGAGCCCTCAGCCCATACGGTGACATAGCCGTCTGCGGGCGCGATGTATTGGTGAGCCCCTTCGACTGTCGATGGGCCGACAGTCTCGATGACGACGGTGCGTTGTGCAGATGGGAAAGCCAGTCTGCTGCTTGCTTTACCGAAGTTTCGGAGGCAGTCTTTAAGCGCAGGCATAGACCACCTCCTTTCTCGAAAATAGCTGAGAGAGTAGGGCAGTTAACCCCCTCCCCCCGATAGCTTTAACGAACCGCAGCCAACCGACCGCGTCAGTAGATTCTACGGTGATGTTCACGCTATCCCCCTTTCTTCCGTAGATATACAAAGTCGAGAATGATTCGCCGGCATTGCTTCGACTCTGTGCAGCCAGACCGTTGCATTCAAGCCCCGTCCAAACATTCAGCGGAGTACGAGCACACAAGCCAACGTAGCCAGTTTCAGGAAGCACGTACTTAACCGTTCCTGCTTTTGCGACCCCTATCAGGTCGACCGCATTACCACCTGCTACAGGAGCAACAGAACCAAGCCGAAGCGTCTCCGCCCTGAGCAAGTCCTTCACAGTTGCCATCAGAACCCCCTGTACATGGTTGCCTGCGCGGCACGAGCATCAGCCTTCTGGCCGCACTCATATGCGATGCAAGCGGGAATCGTCGGATACTCGACGAAAGGAAAGCCCGCGACCGTCGGCAGGTCACGAAGAGCCTCACGATACGCCAGCACGTCTGCACGCTCCTCATCAGTCAGAGCCTCACGAGAAGCCTTCGCAGACTTCTTGACCGTCATGTCCTGCATCTTGATGTAGTCGTCCGTGTCAGAGAGGCGAGCATTGCGCTCGGCTCGAACTTCGGCTGCATATCGCTCGGTGACAAACGTGTCGTCATTCTCGGGCAGAGAAGCGGCGGCGTAGTAACCGCCATCAGCAGAGCGGAAGAGTTCACCCGGACGTTCCTTCGCAGTCACCCACGTCAGCACACGACCATCAATCTCTTCGTCCTTGCACTCATACCCATTGGCACGAGCCCACTCAAGATCGAGCGGATCAACGAAGCAATGGACAAACGAACTATTAGAGTGCGCCGCCACTTTGCCATTGCGATCCATCACCACAAAGCCGCCCACAGGCGAGGCCATGGCCTCATTCAGATACTCGGCCTTCACTTCAGATAACGTTTTCACGCTTCCTCCTTATGCGGGAACCTGCCCGCCGAATTCGACAATCAATTCCTTGAGAGCAGTCTCAAACTCGGACGTATCAACCTTCTGTGCGAGGCCCGCGGTGTAGGTCGACCTATCCACCTTCTGTGCGAGGCCCGCGGTGTAGGTCGACCTATCCACCTTCTGTGCGAGGCCCGCGGTGAGATCGGCAACCATAGCCACCTCAAAGCCTCCGGGCGTAGATCCGTCCATCAGGTGAATCTTCCACTTGGACGTATCCACCACGAGCTGTTTCGGAATGCCTGTGTAGACCTTGACTTTCTCTGTCGTATCGCCCATCTGGGCGAATCGCGTCGGTTTCGTAGCCATTACGTCGTGCTCCCTAAATCAATGTCGCCCTCAAAGTCGGCGATCGTTATCTTGTCCTTGGCGGACAGTGCACCCAGCGTAGGCTTGCCGGTGATGCCCGCCCACGTCGTAGTGCCAGCGGGCCCCGTCGGGCCTCGTTCACCTTGGGTGCCCTGATCGCCCTTCGGCCCCTTGATGTCGCCGCAGTCGACCCACGCACTCCCGCTCCACGAGTAGAGGCGCGAGCCGACCATGTAGGCGTCGCCGAGCGTTCCGGCCGGGTGCTGCTCCTGCAGCTCTTCGAGGGACGGAAAGCTGCCCTTGATCGCAAGTGCTGCGCCGGTTTCGCCCTTCGGCCCCTGCGGGCCCCGGACGTTTGCAAGCCTCGCCCCGACCGTGAACGTGCTTGCCGCGAGCGACGCGATCTGGAAGACCTCCCCTTCGGGATCAATCACCGTGTCGCCGACCTTCACGTTGGTAGAAGGCGTGAGCGTGGCGAGCGCGGCCGTGCCGTTGGCACTCATGTTTGCCGATGTCAGGCGTACTGCGAACGCGGCTACCTTGGCGGACTGTGCAGCGGCCTGAGCGGACGTTGCGGCCTCACTGGCCTTCGTGCCTGCCTCCGTCGCCTTGGTCGTCGCAGTGGCTGCCGCGGTCTCGGACTTTTTCGCCTGCGTCTCTGCATACGTTGCATAGTGGAGCGCTGAGTAGAGGCCGCCGTCGACAGCCGCCCCCGTCTTGCTTGCCCATGCCTTTGCGGTCGTCGAGGCTGTATCGGCTCCTGCCTTCGCAGTCTCGGCCGCCTTCTGCGTGCTCGATGCGGCGGTAGCCGACTTGGCTGCGGCATCGGCCTGCGCCTTTGCGTTGGCCGTTTGAGCAGCGCCGGCTGCGTTGACGGCGGCAACCTGTGTCGTGCCCGCAGCGTTCACCTTCGACACGTTTGACGTGCCAGCACTCGCCACCAAGCCGACCTGCCTGGTTCCTTCGGCCGCCACGGCGGACTTCTGCGAGGAGCCTTCCTGCGTGATCTGGTTGACAGCAGTGGAGCCCGCGTCCTGCACAGCAGTCACCTGCGTGCCGCCCTCCGACCGGA